CGTTGGCGCGATGCGCGCCCTCAAGTCGATAAGGCCTACGTTGGGGATATTAGCCCTTGGCTTGAGCATTGCGAGCGCCTTGTACCTGATCCTAGCGAGCGCGAGCACCTATTTAATGTGATGGCGTACAAGTTGCAGCACCCTGAGGTCAAGATCAATCACGCCGTGTTGCATGGCGGCGATCAAGGTTGCGGTAAGGACACCATGTGGGCGCCGTTTTTATGGGCCGTGTGCGGGCCAGGGTTGAAGAATCGCGGCTTGCTTGATAACGACTCGCTGTCGAGTCAGTGGGGCTATCAACTTGAGTCGGAAGTGCTGATTATTAACGAACTAAAGGAACCTGAAGCGGCTGCGCGTCGCGCACTGGCGAATAAACTCAAGCCCATTATCGCTGCGCCCCCTGAGTTGCTGCCCGTTAACCGTAAGGGGCTGCACCCTTACGACATGCTCAACCGATTGTTTGTTTTGTCGTTTACCAATGACCCGCTGCCCATATCGCTCGATTCACAGGACAGACGCTGGTTTTGCATCTGGTCGCGTGCGCCACGTATGCGCGACAATGATGCGCGACGCTTATGGGAGTGGTATAAGTCCTATGGATTTGTCGCTATTGCCGCATGGCTTTATCAGCGCGACGTTAGCGCGTTCAATCCTGCCGCTACGCCTGCTTGGACTGAGTTCAAGTCTAACTTGATCGAGCACTCGATGTCGACGGCTGAGTCTTGGCTTGTAGACATGATGCGCCATCGCAAGGGTGAGTTCGCTAAGGGTGCGGTAGGGTCACCTTTCCATGCGCTTATCGATCGATTGCTTGGCAGTATGCCAGCAGGCGTGAAAGTGCCTCAGGCCGCGCTGTTACATGCGCTCAAGGAAGCCGGTTGGATTGACGTAGGCCGATTGGCTAGCGCGGAATACACGACTAAAAAGCATGTCTTCGCTGCGCCTGAGCTTGCCAATAGACTCAGCAAGTCTGAGCTTAGGCGCTTGGTCGAAGATAGCGCGCCCGCATCGAAGATGGCGCTTGTGAAGTGAGACAAAAAACGCCCGACACTTGGTCGGGCTAAACCACAGGAGGGGAGAAGTTCCGGCTATAAGTCTAGCATTTCAAAGATGACCCATGCAACGATCGAACCAACGATTAGGGCTAGCATGACGGAAGCGTCCATGTTCTAAAGGCTTTGTGCTTCTGCATGGTCTCAGCGCACTCGGTCGAAGGCGGGCGCCAGCCATAGCGTCGCCATACGGTCTCCACAGGCACGCACCATTTGTCGGGCGTGATTTGATGCGCGAGTAGCGCGAGCCATTCAGGCGGTTTATTGTCGTCAGTCATATGGTTATCCCTAAAAAAATTTGCCATGACCCTGGCAATCCGGGCAGTCTTTCCAAATGGGTACAGAATCCCATGTATTGAGCAAGTCTTCTGTTGTTATCGCTGAATCCTCGGCCCAGTGCTCAAGGCATGTATCGCAGCCATGCGTGTCGTTCCATATGCTTGATGCTTGCGCTTCGATTTCATCGATCGCGGCTTCAAACCGTTTATTGAATGCTTCGGGTTCTTCATCGGTTTGATTGATCTCAAGTTCAATGTCATCTGTTCCATAGTCCACGCCTTCGACAATTGAACCGACCAAAAACGCAGTTATCAGGACGCCTTTCTGGTCAAGGTCTTTCCAAGACCCAAGCTTGTGCAGTTCGCCGCAGTGAACCCATTCAGACCGTTCAACGTCTGCAGGGTAATCATGGAAACCGTCCGGCTCAATGGTTTCAAAATAATTTATTCGGACGCTGAGGTATGCACCGCAACTAGTCCATTTGTAAACCTGACGATAAAGCTCGGCGGGACTATCTGAGTTTGGAAAAGCCTCGGCCAAATAAGTATTGTCGAGGTTCTCTTGGTCATACTCTGGGGGATACTCTTGCATGATGGTTTCCTATAAGTTGAAGAACACGGCGCACGCAAGCGCAACACCGAACACAAGCGCAACGATCCAATCAAGTATTAAATCCATCTTTCATCCCTTCAAACGTTGCCTTCCACAATATCGCCGCAAGCGATCCACAATAGACGGTCCAGATTTGCGTCATGATCGGACAATTCATCGTCGTCCCAAGCGCCATAGTCGCGCAACACTTCGCGGACTTTTACAGGGTCTAAGCGATTAAGTTGCTTTTTAATCGTTGGAACTTCCCTAAGCACTTGAATGTCACTATCGCATTGGCCTTGGTGATGGCCCATATGCGCTTGCGCTTTGGTTATGTTGAGTTCAATAAAACCGTAAGAGTCGGTCCAATACATGGTAGTCCTTTTAATAGAGTGCTTCGCCATAGTTTTCAACGGTTTTCTTATCGCGTACCAGGCGTAATTGCTTGCGCGGATACACAAGCCATTCAGGCAGCGGAAAGCGTTGGCCGATCAGGCGCACGGTGATCTGATCGCCGTGCACGCCTTCGACCATGCCTAGGCCTTTGGGCGTCATGACGCGATCATGCTTCCTCATTTTCATCTTGATAGTGGTCAGCTATCTCATGCCAATTAACGTCGGCAATGAAAGCTAAAGCGTAATCACGGGCAACGCCTTCAGGCGTGGTTGAGTAAATTATGTCCTCAACGAACTCTTTAGCGCTGTGATGATCCCAATGGCCTTCCGACCCGTCAAACATCTCAAGATTGACGCGCCACGTCGCGTAATTTGTCCAGCCGTTGTAAGTTGCCATGATTGATTGTCCTTTAGTGTAGTGAATGAGCTTTCAGTGTAAAGCATTGTTTTGCAAAATGCAAGATTGGCGGTTTAGAAAGCGTGAATTGCCCAGGAAATGCAGGGAGGATTGCTAATGATTGCCAATGCTAAATCGCTGATTTACAAGACAATTATGGGGCTATTGGCAGTCTTGTCATTTATTTTGTATTGCAAGGGTCTATCAGTGTGGGGCTAGGCTAACTTAAAAGGCATGACAATTTTGCCAATATTGCCAATGATTGGGGCTTTTCGCCCTCTCCGCCCCCGAACGCATTTTCTCAGCCGAAATCATTGGCAATCTTGGCAATGTCCGAACAATTGCCAAGATTGCCAATGGTTACAAAGTGCATAGCATTGCCTAGATTGCCTATTGTCCTAAAGTCTAGAGCATTACCCAACTTGCCAATCGCTACAAAGTCTAGAGCATGACCCAAACTGCCAATCGGTTTTTGGGTTTTTGCTTAGAGCCCCCGGGTAGGTCCGGCCGACCGGTCGGCTGAAGCCGGAGGGTCCACAAGAAATTTTTTTATTTTTAGAAGTCCACTAGCCAAAAGTATTAGAATCCCTTACGCTTAGGTCATCTTGGTAAAATTGGCATATGTTTAAAAGTCTCCCCATCACAGTACGAGAAATCAAAGCGACAGAAGCTGTACTGGAGCGCATATACGACGCTGCGTATCTAGGATTGAAAGAAGATTCGTTGGCGCTAGCGGCAGGGTTGTTACCTGCAGAGTACCGGCTACTTAAACAGCATGACAAACTTGCCGAAATTGCCGAACTCAAGGGTCGCGCAGATAGTGAGCGCGAACACAGCCAGCACATGTTGAACGCAGCGCGGCAAGGCGATTCTAAGGCGGCGCTAGAGATACTGAAGCACACGCATGGTTGGGTCGCCAAGCAGGCGGTGAGTATTGAGGTAGACCAGCGCATCAGCGTGATCGACGCACTCAGAGCGGCGGAGACGCGCGTCGATGAGGGTAAAGTAATCGACGTGACGCCACAAAGTGAAAATCTAACACATGCAAAAACCAATATACAGTCCAGAGGACGAGCAACTGCTGATGACGCGGTTGTGGTCCCCCGCGATTAAGGACGACCCCGAAGCGTTTGTATTGTTCGCCTTCCCGTGGGGGCAGGAGAACACGCCGCTGGCGAAGTACGGCGGACCGCGCATGTGGCAGCGACAGGTGCTACGCGACATCAAGGCGCACATACAAGATAACAAGGGTAAGGTGGACATGGACACGCTGCGAGAGGCAGTCAGTTCAGGTCGAGGGATCGGTAAGTCGGCGTTAGTGAGTTGGCTGATTATGTGGATGCTGTCCACACGGATAGGGTCAAGCGTGATCGTAAGCGCGAACAGTGAGGCGCAGCTACGGTCGGTGACCTGGGGCGAGCTGACTAAGTGGTCGACGATGATCATCAACGCGCACTGGTGGGAGATCAGCGCAACCAAGCTGCAACCGGCTAAGTGGTTGTGCGACATCGTGGAGCGCGACCTGAGGAAGGGTACGCGGTACTGGGCGGCAGAGGGCAAGCTGTGGTCAGAGGAGAACCCTGACAGCTACGCGGGGGTGCACAACCACGATGGGATGATGTTGATCTTTGATGAGGCGTCGGGTATTCCTGACGGCATCTGGTCGGTGGGGGCGGGGTTCTTTACGGAGAACATATTAGATAGGTACTGGTTCGCGTTCAGTAACCCGCGACGCAACACGGGGTACTTCTTTGAGTGCTTTCACGCCAAGCGCGACTTTTGGCGCACAAGGCAGGTGGACGCAAGAACGGTCGAGGACACTGACAAGCAGGTGTATCGACAGATCATTGATGAGTATGGCGAGGACTCAAGCCAGGCGCGGGTCGAGGTGTACGGTGAGTTTCCGTCAAGTGGTGACGATCAGTTCATCTCGCCAAGCCATGTGGCTGACGCGGCGGCGAGACCTCGGTACAAGGACGAGACCGCGCCGATCGTGATCGGGGTCGATCCGGCACGAGGTGGGGCGGACTCGACCGTTATTGCAGTGCGGCAGGGGCGTGACTTGGTGGCGATCCATCGGTATCATGGCGAGGATACGATGACGATTGTGGGTCGGGTAATTGACGCAATCGAGCAGTACAAGCCAACGCTCGTGGTGCTCGACGAGGGTGGGCTAGGGTACGGTATATTAGATAGGCTACACGAGCAGCGGTACAAGGTGGTAAGGGGTGTAAACTTCGGTTGGAAGGCGAAGAACCCTGTGATGTACGGTAATAAGCGCGCTGAGTTGTGGGGCACGATGAAGGAGTGGCTTAAAACTGCTTCCATTCCGAACGATAGAGCGTTAAAGTCTGATCTGGTTGGGCCTACCATAAAACCCAATTCGTCGGGTACAATTTTCTTAGAAGGTAAAAAGGAAATGAAAGCCCGAGGATTAGCATCACCCGACGCTGCCGACGCACTGGCAGTGACGTTTGCATTTCCGGTCGCGCACAGGCAGTATGTTGAAAAGACGACGAACCGTGCGTACAACAGCAATGGTGTAGCAACATCTTGGATGGGCGCTTGATGGCAAAGAAAGGTGTGTCATTATCAGTCGGTCGCGGAGAGAAGCTACCTGTGTCTAAGGGTGCAGGGCTAACGGCTAAAGGCCGTGAGAAATACAACCGCGAGACAGGTAGTAACCTTAAGGCACCGGCACCTAGCCCTAAGACCGAGGCAGACAAGGGGCGCAAGGCGTCGTTTTGCGCTAGGATGTCTGGCGTTGTTAAGAACGCTAAAGGCGACGCCGAGCGAGCTAAAGCATCACTTAAACGATGGAAGTGCTAATCATGGCTACTAAACCCGGACTATACGCTGCAATCCATGCTAAACGCGAACGCATCGCTGCGGGCAGCGGTGAGAAGATGCGTAAGCCTGGTAGTAAAGGTGCACCTACAGCGAAGGACTTTCGTGACTCGGCAAAGACTGCCAAGAAGCCGATGAAAGGAAAATAATGCCACTTGTTAAATCCACCAGCAAAGAAGCCTTTCGCAAGAACATCAAGGCTGAGGTTGCCGCAGGTAAACCAATCAAGCAGGCTGTTGCAATTGCTTACAACACCAAACGTGCTGCGG